TTCTTTGCAGGCATATACAGTATCCTTACTTAGTCACAAATCTCAGCCAAACTTCTCCAATCCTCAGCAGTCCAATCAGAAGTATCTACCGAAGACGGAAGCTCAACTGTTATTCCGGCAATGTCTCCACCCAACACACCACTAGTCGCAGACGTGTTACCTTTAAGACACGCCATAGCGTTATCCTCCGGTGTAATCTCAAGGCTTGCTAGTTGAGTACATCCAACAAAAAGCAACGACAAAGCTAAAATAAAAAGTCTAATCATGTCCATATATCCTTTGCAAAAAATTGATAACAACGAACGGGAAAGTATAGAAGGTTTCTTCTTATCTTACCCAGACCTGCTACTTGTAAAGCCTCTCTAAAAACCTGATCAGCTTCCTTCTGGTTTTTTATAATGCCTTCACTGACTCCGTGAGTACATAAGTAATCGTGAACAACAGCAGCCCTTCTGTTTTTAGCATTGGCTACAGGCACAATAAACCTAAAAATTCTAGGAACAGAGGCTAAATCTGTAAAGTACCCTCTAGGGACTATAATATCTCTTCCTAGCATATCACTGGTGTAACTAAAATCTTTAGTTAACTGCCAGCCTCCTTCAACAGCGTTCAAAACTAAGTTGTTATTAAAACTGCTCAATTCCTTTCACCGCTTATCCTGTCCTGTAAAACTGCTGTTAAAGTTTCTAGAGCGCTAAGTCGAGTTCCTTGAGAAATCAATTCTTTTTCAAAACCGTCCATTCGAGCCTTTTCAGTCTCGTAATGTTCTCTGACTTGCTGGGTATTTAGCTCTACCTTTACAGTTAAGTTGTTAATCTGTGTCATTATAGCCACCATTCCGGTAACTATTAAGCCAGCAGCGACTGTAGAAATTATGTCAGAAGTGTTAATTTGCATCAGTATGTACCACCGTCTACTGTGCCTAAGTCTACAGTACCAGTAGCTGTAATGTTGTCTACTGTAACAGTCCCTGTAAACGTAGGAGAAGCAATATTAGACTTAGTAGCTACAGCAACCGACACAGCATCAAAGTCAGCGCCTATCTCTGTGCCTTTAATTACTTTAGCAGGGTTTCCTGACACCAAAGAATCTTTAGCAGCGTAGTTCGTGATTCGGGTATAGTTTGACATTATATAATCCTACCTAATAGAGCATGAATATTAAGTTCTTGTATGGCTATAGAATTACCGTCTACATCAGTTTCTACGCCTACAGATACTACAGTTCCATGACCGTTAGTATTGATCTTCTGTCTGTTGATTAACGAAATAGAAGAACTGTATTCTGCCTCTGTGTTAAATTCTGATATATTGTATTGACCAACGTTGCTCTTTGGGAGCGTATATGCTTGCTTATTGTAAGCTCCTGAGTAGTCGTAGGCCCAGTTAAGTACAACAACAGCCTCAGCGCCGTCAAAGGTTGTCAAGTTAATCTTTTTAAGAAACTTTAGAATAGAGCTGTCACCGAAGCTCAAAGGATGCGAAAAGTACCTTAGCTGATAAGACGTATTGTTGTCGTCGTATCCAGAGTATTTAGCAATGCCAGCAGAGTTACCAATGTAGATTGTATCGTCTTCTAGATTAGTAAAGCACAACGGAGCCATGTGCGACCACGTAGTCGCTCTGTATGAGCCGTCCTGCAAAGGAAACCTAGTATCAAACACGTATACAGTTTGTAGGCCAGAAAAGTTTACCAGCACAAACGCCTCTTTAGGAGAGTAGTGCATTGATATGTTTCCTGTCTCAACGGTTACTAGAGTTTTAATGTCATTGTTAACGTTCTTAGATATATCTCCGATAGGAGATGACTTTTCTTGTATTGTACGTGCTATACTACGGACGCCAGAACGATCTAAAAAGATTAGGTCTTTACCAGTAGACACTACAGCATCTCGACTTACACAGCCTATGTTTGAAATAGTATCTGCTAGAGACATTGTAGATGGATTATCAGCACCTTGATAAATAACTATAGAGTCCTTACCAAAGATAATTAGAAAGCCGTTGTGAGCCGCTAGAGCTACGATTTCGTCATAGCCGTTAGGCCATACCTCAGATATGTCTATCGAGCCTGTAGAGCCTCCAGACCATGCCGTACCGTCTAGTAAGTCGCTCCAGTAGATAGTAGACTTATCTGTAGCAAAGTCAGCCACCCACAGCCTACCAAAGGCCGCTAATACTTCATTACCCTGTGGAGGTGTTCCAGTAGCGTGGGAATGAGAAGACATAGTTTCCACAACGCCTGTATGATCAGCATACAATAAAGGCTCATACCCTCTTTGAAAAAAGTACGCATGATCATTAAAGTTTACTATCTTCCAATCATCGCTAGTTATTGTATAAGAAGCTGGAGTAGAGTCTACTAAAGTAGTATCTCCTAAGAATATCTTATTGTTACCTACAGACAGTATTTCTGTATTTCCATCAGAATCTCTAAACTGATGCACTGCTTTAATGCCGTCAGAGCTGCCTAGCACAGAAGAGCCGTTAGTAGACACCATCTCATAGCCCTTACGAGACGCTATACGGCCTTCTTTGTCAATAATGCAGTTATCTGCTACAGCAGCAAATGTGGGGTCTTGGGACAGGGGAGCGTCCTGTGTGTTGATCCCAGCATAGCTTGGAGCTGTAATTGTGATGCTTTGTAGCTTTTGAGCCATATTAGACCGCCATAAAGGTAGTATCTTCTTGATACTTGTTAGCATCAAAGGCTATAGCGTCAGCCAGTATAGAGTCAGCTATAGCAAACTGCTCTGCTGCTGACTGCCCACCCGTTTCTCCACGCTCTCTAAGAGCCATAGCAAAGGCCATTTGAACTACAGGGTTTGATGGAACCTTTAGCTTGTCACTGTCGTTAGACAGCTCTGCTTGAGGCACAAAAGCATCAAACAGTAAAGAGTAGATGCCATCAGGCTGTGGATACACTTTGACTTGGATGTCTCCATTGCTGTCAGCGCCGCTAAAAGAAAACTCTGTAGGAGGCCCAGACGCGGGAGTACGCAAGTGATAGACATTGTTCATGTATGTCCTATTACGTGCATTAAATCTTTTGTTAGACGTCTTATTCAAAGCGTCTCTGATCTCAGTTTCTTGACCAGCGCCTGTAAGACTATACTCAGAAGTACCGTCAACTGTATCAAACTCTATGCTAGTACGTAAAGCAGACCAGCTGTGTGCAGCCTCTACAATTTGTTTAGCATCATTAACAAACGCACCAATCAAAGCAGAATAATCAGTCTCATTAACAGTACTGACTTCAGTTTCTCGAAGCCTTTTTAGCACATTGTTTATAATTTGTAAGTAAGTCATTTCTATTTCCTACTCAACTGGGTTTAACAGGCCACGTTACGTTATTAGGAAATCCTGCTTGATCAGTAATATCCCTAAGAGCCTGACGATAATCCAGCCAAACCTGTGGAACCTGTATTCCAAGATTGTCCTGAGCGTTCTGGTCTACAGCCTTAACCGTAACCCAATCTGACTCAGCAAGAAGCCTATCTCTCTTAGAGCGAATCTCTCTTGAGAATACAATGTTCTGTAGCTCTTCTTGTGTGTGCTTCATTACACAACCCTCACTTTCAGATTGTAATTACCTAAAGAAGTTATCCTGACCTTAGTGGATGCAGGATAGTCAAAGTCATAGTCTGTTCCTAGAACAGCACCCTCGTTCAGAGTGTTGGCATCGTAGTTAATAGACACACCGTCTGAGGACGCTCCCGCTACTGCATCGCTGTGTCCGTTAAAGATGATAGCCAAGTCTAAATCGTTACCCAGAGTTATATGGTTAGCGTCTGTTACGGCGTCCAGCTGAGTCTTGTCCATCTGATTCTGTGCAGTTCCAATAGCCTCTTCCAGCGTAGCCAGTTCAGTGTTGGTAGCGCCTGCTGTCCACGTCTCTGAGCCGTAGGTAGCGTTAGAGTTGTACTCCCACGTCCCTGCGTTGTTGCGTACGATGTCTCTCTCGCCGTTAGTGTCATCAACGACAGACCACGTAGTACGGTCGTCGGTAGAAATGGCGTAGTAGATCGTCCCAGAGCCTGACTCAGTAGCAGTCATGCTGTTGATGTCAGTCCAGTAGGTAGAGTCGATAGAGTTGGTAGTGATGGCTACTACTGGCTGACTAGGCGTTCTAGTCGTTGTTTGACAGTCTACCCAGTTCACTCCCATTATGTATATGTATTCGCCGTAGTTACCTAAAGCACATTTCTGGCTAGTGATGGTATCACTACCCGCTACATAAGTAGAGGTGACTGCTGACCCGATAGTTGAGATGTCCCACGCAGTTGAAGGAGTGTAGCGGCTAAGGATATAGTCACTAGTCAGTACATACAACTCAGTACCGTCAGCGTTCCAGTCAAACCAAGTAACAGTACCCAAAGCAGCGGTCTGTACGAAAGAAGCTGAGCCTATGACGTAGCTGCTCATGCTATATTCGTGAATGCCATTGTTGCCACATACCCATATCTGAGAGCCGTCATCGTTGACAGCAACAGCGTCAGGGTTAGTCTGCTGTGCAGATACTGAAAGCACAGTACCGCTTACGGAGGCTGTAGAGACGTCCCAAGCAGTGCTTAGGGCGTATCTATTGATGTCGTCTCCTGAGTTACCTGTGACGAACATCCAGCTACCGTCCTGACTAAAGCATAAGCCGGCTGGGTTAGTCTCCTGTGCACTGACAGAGAAGCTAGTAGTAAATGTCGCTGTTGTTAGGTCATACGGAGTAGACAGAGAATATTCGTTAACGTCATCACCAGATGTGCCAATAAGATAGAACTTAGTGCCGTCTGGCTTCATAAAGATAGATTCGCCGCTTGTCTCCTTATTACGGAAGTATAAAGTGCTACCAGTGGTTGTAAGGTTAGTAAGGTCGACAACTCCTGAAGAGTCAGTGATGTACTGCAAGTCACCGTCAGTAGAGTTATATTCGATGTATTCTATGTCCCAGTTACCTGAAGACACCTGAGTAGTCCCTGTAGGCGCAGTCAGCTCCTCAGTAGCTCCGTAGATGTCTAAGAGCTTAAAGGTTCCTGAGTTGGCGGTAATGGTCGCGCCTAGGTCATCCAACGACCAAGAACCAGTACCTTTAGTCAGTACAGGGCCAATCACGTCGTACTGGACAACAGTTTCGATAGAGCCGTCATTAGTACCGAAGACCATCTTAGTATCGCTGTCGGTGATACATACACCATACACCTGATCAGCGTATGTGCTGTTAAGGCTTGCTATATTTATCCCGCCTATGTAGTCAGCTGTAGAGATGTCCCACGCCGTGGACAGAGCGTATCTTCCTATTACATAGGCATTATCATAAGTGACGTACACGAACAGGCCGTCGGATGAGAACGACATCCCCGCCACGTCGCCGGCGCTGTCCACTCTGAACGAGTCTATAAAGGTAACAGTGGACGTGATGTCGAAAGCAG